GGATTATTGTCTTTCTTTGTTTTTTGCTCTTGGCGGGATGCAGTTCTACGGAAAAAACATCTTCGCAAAAACAGGAAACAACATCCGAACAAATTGTTCAATTGTCACCAACTTCCGAAAATGAACTTAAGACTTCCTCAAATGCAATAGAAAACAATTCTACTATACAAGAAGATTTGCCATATAATGAATGGTTGAAAAAGACAATAACGGAAGCAATCGGTGACAAAACAAACTATGATAAACCCAGAATTGAATCAATTATCTTTTTCGACAAAGAAAAAACAGATATGGAAATTACACTTTGGGCTGATGACAATTTAACACCTGGTTTTATTCGAGATGGAGCTATAGTAAAATCAACAGAAGTGTTCCATCAGATATTTGCCGATCCTCGTGCAAATAACGTGCTTTTATACTGGCTATTCCCGGCGAAGGATGTATACGGCAACAATAAGGAAATGGTTATTTTACAGGTAAAAATGACAAGAAAAACGGCAAATAAAATTAATTGGAGTGATTTTGACCCATTAAATTTGGAAACTGTAGCAGATAAGTTTCATGTGCATCCCAGCCTACAATAAAAGAAGGTGATTCTAATGGACTTTTATCTCACGGCTTCTGATGGAAGCCGTATTCATTTGCCTGTCAATCCAGAGAGAATAACAGTGCAGACCGAAAGCAAGATGCAAACTTTCGAAGTAAACAATCTCGGAGACATAGAGCTGCCACGTGGAATTGTTCCAGCTCGAATATCGTGGGAGAGTTTTTTCCCAGGAGCAGCCCGAAAAAACACTGTATTCGTAAAGTCGTGGCAGGACCCAAAAGCTCTGGTGGGCCTGATTTCTCTTTGGCGTAGAAACAATACTAAAGTTCGTTTGCTGGTGACAGAAACCCCTCTAAACCTTGATTGCTATATTGCATCCTTTGAGCATACCTGGGGTGGCGGTTATGGAGATTGTCAGTATAGAATAGAGCTTGTGGAAGCAAGAGAACTAGCAATCTATACAGATGCAGAAAGACAACGACAATCAGCAATACAAAAAGCAGCTGCTAAAAGGTCGGCACCCCCTACACCGAAGACATATACGGTCAAATCCGGAGACTCTCTCTGGGCTATAGCAAAGAAAACATTGGGTGACGGAAGCAGATGGAAAGAAATATACAACAAAAATAAAAGCATTATAGGCCCCGACCCGAACAAAATCTATCCTGGGCAAGTGCTACGAATCGCCTAAAAGGCGGTGATAATATTGATTGATGTTTCTAAAATTAGATATGATTTAGCTGTAATCCTGCCAGATGGCGATAAAATTCGACTATACTCTGTTTTACGTTTTCTTACATGGGAAGAGAATGACGGAGAATTAGCGGTAAGGCTTGAGGCTGAAATACAGAACCAACAGCTAAGGGACGGCAAGTGGCTGCACCAAAAAATTTCTCTCGGTAGCCAGGTTGTCCTACTCGCAGAATGGGGAGAAGGTTGGAAGGAAATATTTCGGGGCACGGTATTTTCCTGGGACTACCGCACAGACCCACTGGGGCACTTCGCGATTACTGCCTACGACCAGCTCATCTACCTAACCAAAAGCAAAGATGATCGGTATTACAAGGCGGGAACAACAGCAAAGGCGATAATACAAGACATAGCAAAGGCATGGGGGATTCCTCTTGGCACAGTGCAGGGACCGGAGGTTGCACTTGCAAAGCAGGTATTTAGAGGCGACACCCTTGCCGATATGATTTTTTCCGTATTGGAGCAGGCGAAGAAACGGGGAGCAGGCAAATGGATTGTAAGGAGCAAACAAGGGAAAATAGACATAATTAGGCCGGGACAGAATAACCCGGTCTATTGTTTTACTGCTGATACGAACGTAAGCAGTATAGAAGACCACCAAGACATAGAGGAGCTTGTAACACGTGTAAAAATCATCGGCGCCGAGGATAAAGAAGGCCGTGCCCCGGTAGTAGCAAAACTTGATGGCAGGACGGAGTTTGGTGTCTTGCAGGAAGTTGTCTACCGACGTCAATACGATAATCTGGCTGCAGCCAAAAGCGCGGCACAGGATATCCTGAAAGAGCGTGGGCAGCCGAGGAGGAGGCGGAAGATGCAGGCTCCCGACCTGCCTTTCCTCCGTAAGGGAGACAAGGTAAAGATAGTAGCTGGCACACTAAACGGTTACTACATTGTATCCGGAGTTACCCACAACGCCACAAACCGCACTATGACCCTGGAGGTGGAGGACGTTGGCTAATAGTGGAGTAAGCAAGCTGGCGCAGGTGATAGCGGAAAGGATATCCAGTCAAACCCAGCGACCAGATGCACTTGAATTAGGTACAATACAGTCAGATATGAGCCTGAAGCTGGATCGGTTTGCTGTGCCAATACCAAAAGGAGAATATCTGATATGTCGAAGCCTTACTTTGCCGGATCCATTTGCAACTACTACCGATGCTACGGTAGGGGATCATGGCATACATAATCATGACGTACCGCGCCCTTTGCAATTAGCGCCGCTATCTCCAGGTGATAGGGTTTTGGTGGCTTGGGTGAATGATGGTATGGACCCGATAGTAATAGATGTGGTGGTGAATAGTTAATGCCGAACTTGTATCCTGTTTTTGAAGTGCCAGAAATTGTAGAGCAACAACAGACAGAGCCAGCGCCGCAGTATGGTAAGAGCTGGCTCTTTGATTTTGAGAAAGGGGATTTTGTTCTGGATGGCACTGGACGGGTAGTAGAAGCCGACGGCCATACAGCTTGGGTGCAGTGGTGTGTAAAAACGGTCCTCACACAGAGATTTGCACATGTAATATACAGCTTTGACTACGGAACGGAGCTGGAAGAAGCACTTAAGCAGCCGTCGAGGAAAGCCGTGGAAGCAGAGCTGGAACGTGTGATTACTGAAGCACTGTTGGTAGACCCACGAACTGAGATGGTGCGGGATTTTACTTTTGAGTGGGAAGGTGATGCGGTAAAGGTATCATTTACTGCTGTACCAGTTATAGGACCACCAGAACAAATGGAGGTGGTGTTGAATGACTGATTTGCCAGAGTACCTCACAGACCAAACCTTTGAGACTATCTTGCAAAGAATGCTTGATTCTTTGCCAGCTGATTTAGACAAAAGCGAAGGAGGATTTCTTTACGATGCTCTTTCTCCTGCTGCTATTGAACTTGCCTTAGCAGCAATCTGGGCCCAGGAGGTCCTACGGCGTGGGTTTGCCTCTACCACATTTGGCCAGTACCTTGACTTGCGCTGTGAAGAACATGGTATTACTCGGCGGCCAGCAGTCAAAGCTACCGGCCAGGTAACTTTTACCGGCACGCCAGGAACGTTAATTCCGGCTGGCACCCAAGTAAGTACGGCAAGTAGTGAAACAACACCAGCTATCTTCTTTGTTACCAAAAGCGATGCTACTATTGGCGCCGGGGGAACAGTCATCGTTGACATTGAGGCCGTGGAACCTGGGGCTAGTGGCAATGTGGCAGCTGGGACGATTACTATCCTGGCCCAGCCAGTGGCCGGAATAACCTCGGTGAACAATGTAGCGGCAACTTCTGGCGGCTTGGACGAAGAAGACGATGCTTCTCTCTTGGCCCGCTATCTCCAGCGGGTACGGTCACCTTCTGCTGGAGGAAATAAAGCTGACTATGTAAACTGGGCTATGGAAGTGCCCGGGGTAGGCGGTGTGTCCGTAATTCCGGTAAGGGACGGCCCGGGTACAGTAAGCATAGCCATCATCGACACTAATAAAACCCCGGCAAGCCAAGCGCTGGTTGACAGTGTCCAAAACTACATCGCACCGCCCTGGATTAATGAAGCTGAAGCTGAAACAATGATGCTGGGCGGTTACGGCGTCAGCATAGATACCACGCTGACCGATGATACCGGCGACAGCGTAAAGATGGTCTACGACGCTACCGGAGCCGGGACCATTACCCATGCCAACCTGCAAGCTATCCTTCAGCAGCCCGGCATTTGGCAGGCCCGAGTCCAGGTGAAAGTGGACAACAATGCCGGGACAGCCGATCTACTGCAGATAGGCGTTTACAACGTTTCGGCGGCGGCGTGGGCAAAGACAAGGCCAAACGGAACTGTAGACGCCGTAATAACCCTGAAGGCCAGCGACTTAGCGACTGCCTTCGGTGACAAAATCGTGGAGTTCTACTGGAACGGGCAGGACCAGATAGAGTTGAGAATAACCCGCCTTGCCACCGATACGACAACTACCGTGTGGGTTGATAGGGTAGTCTATCGAAGCACCTTCAGCAAGGATACTGGCGAAGGCAAGGCCCCTGTGGGTGCCCGGGTCACCGTAGAGCCAGCTACGGCGGTGTTGATAAATGTTTCGGCCGCACTCACTATCGCTGCCGGATACAACCCCGATAGCGTTAAAAGTGCAGTACGGGATAATATCGCGGCCTATATCAAACACCTAGCTTTCACCAGCGACAATGATGTCCGTTACGTCCGCATCGGCCAGGCTATTCTCGACACTCCCGGCGTACAGGATTACGCTAACCTTACCGTAAACGGCGGCACGGCTAATATAGCCATCAGCGAGCAGGAAGTAGCCGTGCTGGGGATGGTGAATCTGACATGAGCGACTACCCAATAACCAGCGTGCGGGGGCAGGAAATGCTTACTTACCTGCCCCGCTACTATGAAACAAGTCGCATAATGCGGGCCATCCTCCAGGCTGAAGGCATCGAATTTGATAAGTTACGTCAGGCATTGGACGAAACGCTGAACCAGTTTTTTGTCAACACGGCCACCTGGGGATTGGACAGGTGGGAAGAAGAGTTAGGTCTTCCAATTACACCCGACCAGCCGGAGGCCGAGCGGCGTGATAAAATCATCTCACGGTTGCGAGGGTATGGGACGGCTACAATCTATGTAGTCAAAAAGGTGGCCGAAAGTTACGATAAAGGCACTATTGATATTGTTGAAGACCATGCTGCTTACACCATTACGGTTCGGTTTGTTGATACAACAGGAGTGCCGCCAAACTTGGATGAACTCAAAGCTGCTGTTCGGGCCGTGGTACCTGCGCATCTGGAAATCAAGTATGAATTTAACTATTTCATTGGGACGAACTTGAAATATATAGTTAAAAGGAGGTGTATTCATGCCTGACCTAACACCAAAACTGGGGATAAAGAAGCCACTCGGGAACGAAACAGTGTCCAGAGCAGCCTTCAACGAAAACTGGGATATAATAGACGCTAATGTAGTAGCCGACAAAGGAGGCGTCCCTTCCATCCAAGCCGGCTTAGATGCAGAAAAGCCCGATCCCGGAACAGTTGGCAGGCTGTATGTGGCAACAGATACGCAGATTATATAC